GGCCGAATTTACCAGCGCTGCTTTGCCTGAAAGAACTGCTTGCACTTGCTCCTGAATTGCGGCTCGCTTGGCTAAAATCTCCGGGTCAATTACTCCGCCGCCCGCAATGATTTCGGATAGGGTTTGAATACCATCAACCAGGCCGATATCGATTGAATTTCTACCCATGAAAACTTTACCATCTGCCCAGGGGATCGTTTCGGTTTCACTGTCTTTGACTGGAACGGACGATAACTTGCGGAACCGCGCCACGTCACCTACAAAGGCCGCATAGACGTGGTCCACCGCGTCCTGGATTGTCTTTTTACCGAGTTCATTCAAGGGCTCAATCTCGGAAGCGATTTGCTTGAATCTCCCGGCTACGATATTGGTTCGTTTAAGCCCGGCCATAGCATCGGCCTTGCTAACATCGATATGCCGCGCCACAACACCGATGGATCCAACCTGTACATTGTCACCTGATATATAAACCTTATCGGCCGCTGATCCAATCCAATACGCGGCTGAGTTCATCGCACCATCGGAATAAGCAATGATTGGCTTTTGCCCACGCGCTTCAAAAATCTGTCTTGCAAGCTCTTGGGTTCCTTCGACACTTCCACCCGGGGAGTCGATATAAAGCAAGATCGAATTCACGGTACTATCTGCAAAAGCTTGATCAAAAACCTGGGCAACTTCCCTGGACGAAATCCCGCCCAGTATCCGCGCCAAAAGATTCATGTCCTTAAAAATCAATCCGGCTAAACTCAAAATAGCGACCCCATTTTGAATATCATAGCCCTCTGTATTTACCTTTGTTGATTTCATCGTGCCGATCGCTCCAGGGATATTTTTTTCACCGCGCAGATGGTGAATATAAATTTCCTGGATCTCAGAGAGCTTTTCAGGAGCAATTAGCCAAGGGGTTGTTAAAATATCAAAAGCATTCATAAAGATATCTCCTTTTAAAATTGATCATTGTTCCACTCTATCTTCCATGGCTTTGGTTAAGCTGGGAAGCAAAGTTCTTGCAAATTGGTCATGGTCGACTACATCGCCATAGATATGCACATTGATCATCGGCGTTTTCGTTTCCGCCGTTTTTGCTTTGGTTTCGTCCCAGACGGGCGCAGTTGGTTGCGTGTAACTAAACCCGCCGGCACTACCAGCACTGGGAGCCGTTGCCGCGCCGGTGCCTCCAGGCTGTTGGTCCTTAATCGCTTTAACATTCGCCAAGCCGGCTGCAATAGCTGCTGCGGCAGCCACAACGCCCCAGAGTGGGGCCGGGAAAATACCCGCCATCGCAGCGTAGGCCGAAGTTGCCGCTCGATAAGTATCAACTACTGCTTGAGCAATTGCAAAAGCCTTATAAGCTTCAAAAGCCGTCTTGCTCTGTTGCCCTGATAAAGCATAAAATGATTTTGCCAAACCCGCCATCATGCCAAAGCCGGCAGAAGCCATGCTCAGGGTTTGATTTTTTTTTGTATTTTCAAGTTGGATATCGCGGTTTACTGCTGCTGTGTGTAGTTCGTCAAGCGTTGTATATCCGGCCACATAGGTACCCAGGACTGATTCCCAATGAGCATAAATGGCTTCTTCTTGTTGAGCATATTGATCTTGCCCGCCAAAAATATCGGTAATCCCTTTTAGGTTTGCGGCCATTTGCCCCATGCCTGCACCGGCTTCACCACCTATCTGATTGGCCATATTCATGATGTTCTGCCAGGCAGTTTGATAATTGGCCTGTTGCTGAGCAAGTTGGGCATCTTCATCGCGTAATATTTCCTGATGAATTCGGTCCAATTCTTGTCGAGTTACTTCGGCTTCCGAAATTCTTTTTTGCCGGACATCTTCTTCATCCTTAAAAAATTTTTCAAGCATTTGTTGAGACATCCGGGCTTTTTCTTCGTTGCCTTTACGAACCGCTTCGATATCCTGAAATCGGCTTTCATTCTGAATTCTTGCTATTTCCCGTGTTTCCCATTCCTGAATTTTAATCCGCGCCCCGGATATGCCCCGGTATTCTTCAGCCAATCCCTTGGCTTTTATTTGGATCTCTTCTATTTTCTTCTGAAATTCGTCGGAAAAGCCGGATAGTTGAATTTCTTTGTTTAAATCCTGCAAGGTTTTTTTCCATGAATCCAATAGGGCTGTTTGCTGTTTTGTGGTTTTAGAAGTGTCAATAATCATGCCGTCAATCATTTTTTGACCAGGACCAATATCTTGAGCAGACATTGCAGTTTTTAATCCAGTAACTGCAACCTTTGCCCTATCAGTCCCGGAAATCATATCCTGTAGGCTTTGATTCCCCTTCTTGGCCATGTCCATCGCGGCTGCAAAAGCGGCATCCGATGCATCTTTCCAATCATTCATTTTTTTAATGGCGTCTTTGTTTTGGCCTTTATTCACCCAATTATCAAACTGAGCCAGCAAAGAGCCGAATTTTGCTCCGGCACCAACGGAATAAAGAATAATGGAAGCCAATCCTTGAAAAGCTCCTGTGATCCCTTGAACGATGCGTAATAAAAAACCGCCGGAAACTGTCCCAATATCTTCCCAGGTTGCTTTTAATCGCGCCATTTTATCAGCTACGCTTTCGGTTGCGGCGCCCATTTTTCCAATTTTTTCGGCTGCGGCTTCCATGATGGCGTTAGCTCGTAGTTGAGTCAAAGACATTTCATCAATCGATTCAACGGCAACATTATTTTTTTCAGCCCATTCTTTAACGACACGGGTTAGATCAACGACAATGCCGTATTGGACAAGGCTCTTCGCCCGACCGGTTGCCGCGGCACGTTCCATAGCCTCAAAAGCTGACGGAATATCTCCGCCCACAACGTCGGTTAAACGCTCGGCTTGTTCAATAAAAGTTTTTACATGGCTGGGATCCAAACCCATCGTAAAAGCCTTTGCGGCCAATTCTCCGGATTGTTTCAAAGACAACTGTCCGTTGGATATGGCCTTGACCATGGCGATCGCGGAATCGGCCGTCATTCCATATTGTGCTGAGAGCGAGTTTAGACCCGTTTTCATTTCTTCAAACTGAGCCGCTTGCTCCATTAAATCCCATGCTTTTTTGAGGCCATAAACAGCGCCAGCAATGGCGGCGGTAGCGGCAAGCCAGTGGGTTCTAATTTTGGAAAACGATGCAGACATCTTGCTTTGTAAATCAGCTCCGGAGTCTGCTGTTTTTTTCATGTTCTGTCGGGCGTTTTCAAAACCTGCTTCTGAATTGTCAACCGCGCCTATGCGAACAATGACATCTTGACCGTTAAAATTCATAAATCACCTTCCTTTTTCCTGGCTGCATCAACTTCTTCCTTGATAATTTTTTCAATCTCACTTTTCACAATACCGAGTAAATGCCACTGTTCGCGCTTTAGTTCGTCTCGCTCAATCGGATATCCTACGGCCTGAAGATTTGCATAATCGAGCAGCATAAAAGCAATAGGCTCCTGGGGCTCTTGCATCCAAGGACATATCGGACAAATTTCTTTTTCAACATATTCCGCCGGATTCTCATCGTAAGCCTTGCACTCCTCGCAATCCGGGACGTCCCGCCGGGCATGGATCAGCCGGACATCCGCGATTAGTTTTTTAAATTTATTTCCTCTGAAACACTCTCAAACGCTTGGAAAATACATTGAGATTTGACACGCACCGGGATCCGATGAAGTTCGCTTATCGGAATTTCACCCTTTTCATCAGACAGGTTTGATATTTTGGTACAGACCTTATCGAATAGGCCTGCTCGGGCCGTTTCTGAGTTATCTTTTAACCGGTTATGGCGACCGACATTGATCGCTTCGCTTTTATAGGAATTCCATTCCGCATTCGTCGGTTCTCTGAGAACACAAAGCCCGTCATCGCCAATTTTTATTTCTACTTCATTGGTAAATCTCATAATTAGTCTCCTTTTTTTCTTATTTAAAGAGTGATTACAAAACCCGGCGAAATTGCCGGGATCATGCTGACCTGTTTTGTAAGGCGCAGTAAATCGCGCAGGCTTGCCAATTGCTGCGCCGCAATAAAGGCCGCATTAACTTCTGCCGGCGGCATCGCGGCGGCCCTGGCTTTTGCTTCCTTTTCCGTTGTTGCCTTTATTTTCGCTTTTATTTCTTCTTTGGAAACGCCCCCAATTCGATAAGTTACATTTTCAACATTTTGCAAAATCATAAAAACCTCCCGTACTGAAAATTTTGCTCCTCTCGTGCCGTAGAGCTTAAGGCCGGGGCCGCGCACACCGGCGCGGCCTATTTAGCCTATAAACCGAAAGGCGGCATAAGCGGGAGGAGCCCCCGCGACTGCCCAAAAAATCATCGACCTCCCAATGCATCCCGAATTTCCCGATTTTGGATATAAATTTTAGGACCTGCCAACCCGGAAAGTTTAAATTCGATAGCAATGGCGTAATGAAGATCCCCCCATTGCTTCATGGTGTTTTCTATTTCGGTCAATTTTAAATTTAGTCCGGCCTCGATTACGGATTTCACTGGTGTAATACCGTCCATGATTTTAATCGTCAACTTTTGACGTGCCAATTCAACGGCCTTTTCAGAGGCGGGGATAATAACCGCTTCCAAATCTTCGACCAATGAGGCCAGAGCCTCGTTCTCGTTAGAGCACGTTATCCGTCGCGAAATAGTTTTCTCAACCGAGCCGCCGCGGGCTACGATCCGCCTTAGTTCGATTTTGACGTTTTCGATTTCGTCGGAATTTGATTTGATCTTCTGCTGATACGTACTCAACTGCTCCTGGAACTTTAAAACCGTTGACTCTGCTTCTCTTAGAGCTACGATTTCCTTTTGACAATCGGCAGTTCGCATGATTTCTTCGCGAATTTTATCCTTGTTGTCAGTTTCCATTTTTAAAATCTCCTTTTTAAAAAAATGTTTATAAATTGATCAATCCTTATTCGACCGCACCGCTTCAAGACGGCGCCGCCTGAATTACCTTTTTAAAGAGCGCAGCCGGCCACAATCCAAGCCCGTAAATTAAGTCCGTTTAATCGCGCCTCGCTTGGATCTTTTCCATTAACGCATGGCCATCGCTTTGCCCTTTTACCATAAGTTGTTAACCAAAAGTTTCGACTTGCTCGCGCCCCAGCTTCATCACTATCCAAAGCAACGAGTATAATTTCAGCTTTTGTCAATTTCTCATGGGTTATCTTATCCAGCTTCGCGGGTGCACTTCCTATTGCAATGACCGAGACTAAATCGTCCACTTCCTGACTCAAAAGCACTCCATCCAATTCACTCTCGATAATGACGGCCGCTTTTTTATCCAAGCCCCATGCCATAGGTGCCGATGACGATCCAGACACAATGATATATTTCTGATGTGCAACGGATTCCATACGTCGGATACGGAGTCGATGAACAGCACTTCTTATACACAAAGGAATAACTAAGCCCGCTGGGATCCATTGGCGTCGCGCTTTTCCATCCTCTCGTATTGAAGCATCAAGGCCCCAAGATTGCCTTGTCTCGAATAGATCAACCGGGTTCATGCCAAGCCGCGCCATTTTTATACTTGAATCAGAAAGGCCTTTTTCATTACGTAGCCATTCAACCAATTTATTGCCCCGCTTTGACCAAAGACAGGCGACCGCTCTATCAAGAAAATCACTGGCCTTTTCCCGCCATAACCCAGGCGGCGTCGTTGCTTCTCGTGGTACCCAAATAATCGGCGTCCGTCGCGTTTTGTTAAATTTCACATACGGATTATGACCTATAAAATTACAAGCGTCCCGGAATGATAACCCCCTGCTTTCACGCAAATATTGAATTTCATCGCCGGTTTTTCCGCAACCCCGGCACCAAAAACGCCCACTTTCCGGCCATACTCTGAACCGATCTTTTCCGCCACAAAATGGACATGGTCCGGCCCACTCACCGCCACCGGTCGCGGCTTGCCGTATCAAGGTGAAGCCATCACCTTGTATTAAGTTAAGAAGTCCGGCCATTAAAATAATTCCTCGCAAAATATATCCAGTTTTGTCACCAAAAATGTCACCACATTAAAAACAGTCATTTTTAATAAATAAATCAATTGCTTAAATATGTTTTGGTGACAATAAGCCCTATATATATACCTCTCTATTATAAGAAGAGACAAAAAATGGTACTTAACTAATTGATATTGCAATGGAAAAGACGGTAAAAACATAGTGGTGACATTTTTGGTGACAAAACTCATCGCAACCCCCAGAATTTTGCTGTTTTATTAAAATAAATTTCGCCGCTTCTGGTTAGATTTTGGACAGCATTTGAGAAAACCCATGTGCCTACACGGTTGTAATGCAATGCTCGTTTCAAATCGCGGTCTGACCGCGGTCCGGTGGCTAAGACACGGCGGAGTTTTTCTTCGATTTTTGCAATGGCTGAATCCGCGTCAATAGGATCAAATAGCCGGCGGGCTTGCAGCTGCCAATTCATGAGGTCAATGACATCTTGAGCAATTTTTTCATCAACTATATTTTTAGATGAATTAATGACCAATAAAATCATGAATCGAAGAGCATATGTATCAAGGCGTTTTGTGTGAATAGATTGATCAAGAGAAAGATACCAAGACTCATAAAGCTGTCGGGCTCCAGGAGTAAAATCAAATTCCGGAGTTTCGGATGTAGATCTTAAAATCTTTCCAAGGTCTCGTTTCATTCTGTCCCATTCACAGGAAGGGACTTGACTTGGAATTGCATATTGCCTTCTACCGGCACCAGGCACGATAAAAAGACGATTGGTCATTCCAATATCTTGAAAAGCAGAATTCCAGCATCGTTCATATGTCGCACTAGTCGAAGCAGCAAGAATGGAAAGATATGCGCTGGACAAAATAATTTCTTGATTTTTTGTGTGGGATTCATAGCAGGTTGATTCAAATAAAGAGCAAACACACGGCAACAAAACTGATCCATCAACGGATGCTTTACCGACAAACGCTTTCAATTCGTCGAAAACAAGCAAAATGATTGAATCTTTCAAGAAGCGTTTTTGCAGGCCCTCAGCGCTCCCGACTCCAAAACAAGTATGAAATTCTGAAACCGTGTTTTTGAAAAAATCAACCGTCTTTGAAATAGCAGTGGATTTTCGGTCGTCAGCGGATTCGCCTAAAATCACAACATAAAGTCGTGGCTGGGGTCGTAATTCGGTTTTAAGTGTGTTTTTATTTGCACAGATAGCTCCCAGACAAGCCAAATATGACATGAAAAAAAAGTGTTGCGGCGGTTCCATGCAATCGGCTAAAACTTGAGAAAAATTACCTGCGGCACCGGTCATAATATGTGCTGGAAAATCCAAGAGTAATCCGCTTTCGTTTAGAATTTGCACCTTGCTTATCTCAGGTGCAAATTGGCGCCGCTCAGTTTCGCTGACTTTGACAACAGCGGCCCGGATTTTTTCGGCATTTTGGAGTTCCGAAGCTTCGTTTTGCATTAGCGAACCTGTTGCCTTTTCATCCAATTTTCAACATCACTTGGGCGACATCGTAAATATTTTCCGCACTTTAAAACTGGTAACGGGTTAGGGCCCCTTCGCCGTGCCGGCGCATAGAACCATGATAGAGGTAAATCGTAGTTTGCTGCGATCGCTTCTATTTTCACATATGGCTCCGGGTTTTGATTAAGCAAAGTTAATTCAGCCATAAACACCTCCTAATAATAAAGAATATAAAAAACAAAAGCCCATCACTCTTTAATATCACCAAGTGACGGGCTCATTATCTATCCAAAAAGACTACAAAGCAATAAACTATTCGTTAGATGAAAAATAATACTTTTATTTTTTTCATCTAACAGGTATATGGTATTTTTATTTTTTTATTATCCTTTCAATTAATTACGGTCTCCTAAGGTAACACCTTAAACGATTTTCGTTCTCCTTTTTTTAATGAATATTTGTAGTATGGTTGTACTGATCTATAATAATTTTGATCATTGGCCTTATATTTTTTAAGGCATTCAGGCTTTTCACATGCTATTTTTTTCTTCTTTGTTTCTTGTTCACTATAACGTGTTTTTTCCTTTATTTCACCGCGTCGGATATTTTTAGCAATAAAAAAATCATTGCAGTAACTACATCTTTTTAATTTTCGCCTATCATTATTCAGAAGAAAATTTATCAAGCTATTGCCAGTAAAACTATCAAAAACATTCTTCCATAAGCGCATAGAGATTTCTTTTTCTTTTGGTTTCCATAACTCATCATTGGATAATTGAGGTTGAAATATTAATCTTTCTTTCAAATCTTGTTTAAATTTATTATTTTCGGCTGTCCTTATCGATATTTCACGTTTAAAATATTTTTGGCTATTGTATAATAAATCCTCAAAACCGACGATATCTTTGTATTCTTTTCCTTCGATAACCCCTTCTAATATCTTAGTGAAGCGTACTTGTTCGCATTGAAAGCATTTTATGTGATCTGGCTGCGTAAATAAGGAATGATCAATAATTTCTCGGCTATATCCACGCCAAAAACATTCATTTTCACAATATCCATCCTGATAACCAAAAACAATTCCGCTGGCAATGTAAAGGAGGGAAAGCATATGGGCTTCTTCCCTGGATTCCATTTTTTGCTTTTTTATCCGTTTTTCAATTTTCTTTATGACTTCCGGGTCATTATATTTGGCAATTGTCATGACTCTTTTTGCTAAGTGTCCAACTCCCCACGTTTCTAATGCAGGAATTAAGGAATAATCATCATTAATTTGTTTGACAATCAAATATAAACTTTCCGGATCATCCCGGAAAGAAAGATTTGCGTATTTTAAAAAGGTGTTATTGAGATTGAAATTTTTTTTTGGCATTGCCCGTTCCATGCAATCGTTCCGAATAGTTATTGAAGGGGAAGCCGGTCGGAACGTGGCCGGTTTTCGGGAGCTACCCTATCCCCTTCAATCTTTAAATTCAATTTCTGCTACCGCTTTCGCTACCATAAACACCAATAATCACCGGAATAAAAGATAATTCATTAAAAAGTATTAGTCAAGATGCTAAATAAAATCCTTCGTTATTTCTTTGTGTTAGCTTATGGTTCTTTTTCTTTGTTGCTCTCCCACTCCACTACTTTTCCCACTCACACGGTGGAAGTCGCAGGTTCAAATCCTGTACCGCCCACCATAAAACAAATAATATCAAATGGTTAAGTCAAAGGGGTTATGTGTTAAACATGATCCCTTTTTGTTTTGCTACCATTTAGCTACCTTGAATCTTAAAAATCGTTTCTTCCAGCCTACAAGCCGCTTCCTGGTTTTCGGTTTTCATCAAATGAGAATAAACATTCAAAGTGACAGTGGGGCTTGAATGGCCTAATTGGGTCTGAATATATTTAATATTTTCACCTTGTTGTAACAAGATGCTCGCGTATGTATGCCGGAGATCATGAAACCTGATTCGGGGTAAGCCTGCATCATGTAAAGCCTTAAGAAAATGTCTCTGGACCATGTTGCTATGATTTATAGCCGCGCCGGCTTCGTTTGCAAAGACTAAATCGTTTTCATTCGGCGAACTGGCCACTTTCCAAAGGCGTAGTTCTTTAATCAAAGCCGGACCGCAATCAATGGACCGGACGCTTCCCTTTGTCTTGGGCGGGAAAAAGCGACCGTGATTATATGTTCTCCGGATATGAATCTGTTTTTTTTCAAAATCAACATCCGGCCATTTTAGCCCGAGAATTTCCCCTTGACGCGCCCCGGTCATAATGGCCGTCATGAATAGTATCCTATATTTTTTTTCTTGTGTGATAACCAATAAGCTCCGGATCTGTTCAGGGTTTAAGATAATGGTATTCCCGCCTGTTTGATCTTCAATCGTTTTTTTGGGCCTCTCTGCATCCCTCACGGGATTATTATCAATCAGCCTATGGCGCACCGCATAAGCCATGATCTGATTTAAAGTGACGAGAAATTTTCGCAAGCTATTAAGATTTATGCCGCTTTTTTGTCTGTCTGTGATCCATTTTTCAATGACCGGGGTTGTGATCCGATTTATTTTTAACTCATTCAAATCTTTAAAATGATTTTTAAGATGCCCGGTATAGGTTTCCCATACTGTTTCTCTTAAAAATGATTTCTTATGATCAATCCAGGACTTGGCTACTTCCTTGAATGTAGGAACTTTGTCAAAGGGCAGATAGGTTTCTTTAGCTACCATGTCTTCTACTTTTCTAAGCGCCTCTTTAGCGTCGGCCTTAGTGGCAGTTTTGGGCATGGTTTTCCATCTCCGGATGCCGTTCTGATCATAAAAATCGACAATCCACCTATTACGTCTTTTCCGGATGCAGGCCATTTTTAATTATTCACTCCTTTTCCTCTTCGGCAGATTCCGCCGCTTCTTGCTCGCTGGCTTCATAAATTTTTTCAATCTCTTTTTCATGAGCATTTAAAACATCCAGCATAATATCAGGATAGTAAGTTTCATCGACGGCGCCGGCCGCAGATATGAGCTCTTTGAATTTTGCTATCATCTCGGTTGTATTGTTATACAGGTCCATAAAAATCGATCCGCTAACTTTTTCCATGATCATACTCCTCTCTTTTGTTTGTTAAGAGAAACCCCTGAAGACCAGGAGACACGGGGATAAGGTACCCGCCTTTAACCTCACGATTAAAGGAATCTCCAGGGGTTTCCGGCAAAGCGACCTTGAAGATCACAAAATAGGGTTTAAAGGATAACGTCCCTACCTTTGGTCTACCGGCCAAAGGAATCTTCAAAGGTCGCGGGCAAGGCTCCTGCTAAGTAAGTATTACGTGACAACGATCGCAAAAAAATAGGTCATCTGATTTTTCTGTTTTGCTTTTAAGAATGAGATTTTCTTCTTTAATCTCACACCATTCTACGTCTGTCATACAGTCCTCACAAGCAATCTCACCATTTACGGCGATCCCCAACACATCATATTTTTTATTTATACCCATTCGTGATCACCTCTTTTCTTTAGAATAATAAATAACATTTTTTAATGCGTACACTTTGCGAAACCGTGCGTTTTTTTTCCGCGCCGAGTCGATTTAGAGCTTGTGAAGTTAAGTCCCTAATTGCTTTTTTTTATCTCCTTTGAGGAGTTTAATTTCGGCTCTTACCCGCCGTGCTTTTATAATGGTATAGTTGGAAATAACTTTGTTAGCGAGATTCGTTTTATCGATAACAGGCTTTTTATATGAAAGAGTCTCTCCTATTTCTTTTACGGCTTTCTTAAAAACTACATCCATTGCGCTTTCTGCACATTCATCGAATTTTGGATTTTTCATTTCTTTGATCACATGTTTTGTTTTACTGGTAAGAGGCTTTTTCCCATCTAAAATATCCTCAATTTCTTTTAAGATTTTTTCAAAAGCTGCCGTCATTGCCCTTTTTGAATTTGTCATTTTAGAAGCTCCTTTTTCAATTTGTTTTTGATTTCTTCCCAAAATCCGGAGCGACCGCCCTGGACATTGGTTCCCTTACTTCGGCCCAGGCCGATTTGAATTTATAAGCAAATGCCCAATGCGGACAGCGATCCGCGGCGCCCAGCTTGGATTGCATGCCCAGGTCATTGACCTTGATGACCATTCCATCCATTTCATAGGGTAACCGATGCCGCCCGGCCTCCATCATTTTGCAATGCATAATGACTGCTTCAGTCCCGCGAAATATCCGAGTTACGGTGTCATTGACTTTAAAACCCCATTCTTTCAGGCCGATAATCAATTCCTTTTGAGTTTTAAATGCCGTGCTTTTTATTTCGCCTATGCCATAACACAACATATCCAGGCGTCGCTGGGCTGTGATACCGGGATCCAGTTGCCGAACTGACCCGGCGGCCGCGGACCGGGGATTGATAAAAATCGGTTGATTATTCGCTACGCGATCGCTATTTAACTTTCGGAATGCTTCGATCTCCATATAAATCTCGCCGCGCACTTCCAGGAGTTCCGGCACCGGCCGGTCGCCGGTGGAATGAGTAAGTTTAAAGGGTATAGATGGAATAGTTTTGACATTGGCAGTGATATCCTCGCCGATCATGCCATTTCCTCGGGTTGAAGCAGCCGTAATCAGGCCTTTTTCATAAACCAATTCCACGGCCAAGCCGTCAATCTTGGGCTCGACGGTGTAGAGGATCTCTTCTTTAGAACTTAAAAATCGTTTAATCCGATTATCAAAGTCAATAATATCCTGCTCATCAAAGCCATTTTCAAGGCTGAGCATTGGCTGCCGATGATTGATTTTTGAAAAGGCTTTTTTTGATTCAGCCCCGACGCGCCGGCAGGGTGAATCTGAAGCGGCCAAATCGGGATATTCCTTTTCCAGGAGCATCAATTTTTTAAAGAGATGATCATAATCGGAATCTGAAATTTCCGGGTCATCCAAAACAAAATAGCGATGATTATTGTACTGGACTTTTTCCCGAAGCTCTTCAAGCTGTTTGATGATTTTTTCCATAAGTTTTTTTTACTATGATCGGTTTCTAAAAATACTTTGCAATTCAGTCTTTACGCAGCGGCCGTTGTGGTTTATGAAAACCCACCATTCCCCTGGCCCCTTGATTTTTTTCTTAACCCAGACGCCCATTAATAAGCATCCTCAAAATGGATAGTTTCTTCTGCTTCACCTTCTTTTGCTGCTTTAAGTATTCTTTCCTGACGTTTTTTATGGATACTAATAATATCCAAAACAACGCAGGGTAAATTTGATGTCTCCATAAGACCGGCATCGAGAGACATTGTCATCAGTTCACTGATTTTACTCTCCATTAGGTTGACATCATCACACAATTTTAAAAATATCGAACCACTTACATTTTTCATGATCATTCCTCTCTTTCTATTTGACCCAATTGATTTTATGCTGCTTCTGCCGCCGCGCCCAAACGATCAATAGCAGTTTTGAGTTTGTAAGAGCTATCTAATACTATAACACAAAGATCGTCCAATTCGACGTTGGTTAAATCACCATCAAATTGAAGAAGGCCATAAAAGAGGGCGAAAAAACCTCTTATAGTTTGGAGTTCCCGCGCAATATCTCTTGCCTCGTCACCTTTCAGCGGCTCATTATTTTGATTTGTTTCATTATCTACCGTATCGATTTTGTCATTTTTGATTTTCATATCTTTGTCCTCCTAAATAAAAAACTCCTGAGGTTTATCGCGGTTATATGGGACCGCCCAGGGCCTCGCGACCAAGGGAACCTCAGGAGTTTTTAAGTTTATAATATTCAATTTTTTGACCCCATATTTCGATATTACATCATCACAATAATGATATCACTATATCATGATATCATTCATATTGCAACATATTTTTATTGCATTGTCATTAAACCTTTCTTATAATACCGACATGACAAGGAAAAACCTATCAACTCGCATAGATAATGACCTCCAAAAAGAAATTAAGAAGCTGGCAATCGATCTTGAAAAACCCTTGAATGATCTTTTAGAAGAGGCTATCAAAGATCTTCTTAAAAAATACGAATCCAAGTCTAAGCCCAAAAAGTGATTTTTCAGAACGCTGAGACCTCCCTTTATCAGCCCTAATCCATGTTATTTTACATAGATTTCCTGTCATTAACCGATTTATATCGGTTAACGGGTATAAAACCCTTTAGACCTTCTTATTTTTTGTTTTGCCACTTTTTTACTCCACGCAATTTAGATGATATTTCAAGGATCTCATTCGCCGGCTCATTGAATAGGATTTGCAGTAAGCACGATCGAACCCGGCGAAAAATAAATGATCAGGGATTCAGTCAAAACCCCATTTGATCTTGTCATGCTTTTTCTGAGATAAAATCTTTTTTCAATCCGCGGCTCCGGGTTTTCTCATCAATCAAACCCTTTTATCAAACCCCAAAATGATTTTTTAAACCGGCACTCGTATTTACAATTTCATATAAAATGCCTTATGATTTTTAAAAATAGAAGGGTGCCGATTTTCGGCCCGGCGGTCAAAATCTTTTACACCCCAAAAAAGATTTGACTGTCGGTTCCTTTTTAAAAAATGTTAAGAAAAGGAACCCTTCTTTTTTTTAGATAATTTCCCTTTCTTCTTTCTGGCTTTTTCTATTCGATTCGCGTTATTGCGCTGCTTTTCTCTTCTTCGTACACCCGGCTTATCATAGGCGACTCTCTTTCTCATTATTATTTTCAACGACAAATACCTGCATATTTCTCTTTCTTTTTTGGAATTGATAGGCTTCCGGAAAAAGACCGGCCAGCTTAAGGGTCCGGCCGATCAAAATCGTCCGTAAATTTCAGTAAGTTTTATTTACCGCTCGTTATCCACTTTTTAGTTAAATCGATAGCATTTTGAATTGTATTTTTTTTAAGATGTCCATGGTTCGCCAACCAAGCCGCAAAAGCCCCTACACTGCAATTAACCAATGACATTGTAATGTTCGGATTTTCGGAAATGGATGAAGATGGGTAGTTTTCTTCCCGCCACGCGGCCACTTGATCGAGATTGAATTTCCATTTTTTCCCGGGACCGCCTTGAGTAATGCACGGCATTCCGTTTCTGATCCAGCTATCGATGGTCGTTAAAGAAACATTGAATTCCCTGGCCAGTTCCGTTCTATTCATATAAATTTTTCCTTATTATTATAGCGAACCTGAAAAAAACTTCACACACTCGAAAATATCGAGGTTTGAACTACACAAGATCATCAAACCTTTTCACAGGACCCATTGCTTTTAAAATAAAATATTTATTTCTTTCACGGCGTCACCTATAGGGGAGGGACTACCCCCCCCACCCCCTCCCCCCTAAGTAGGTAGGATCCTTATGAAAGAATAGTTTCCTAATGTTCTCTACTCCTTTAATTATTTCAAACAGCTTCAAATATATTGCACCAATTAACGAGTAGAACAGGAAGTAGTTGAGTACCGAGAACACCCAAAACGAGCAGTTTAACCCCTTAAAATGGTCAAAAATCGATATATACCCCATGTTTTTGCATTCCAGGCGCATATGGCGTCTATAGATTGCGAAAAAAAAGGATTCAGCAAATCTTTTGCAATCCCTTATTTTATAGATATTTCTGAGCATTCGACTCACCTTTGAACCCTAATTTAGAATTCAAACCCCAAGTAGTATGTTTTGTCCTGCCGGTTTATCCGGTAAGATGTTGATTTAATTCGTCTTATGACGTAACCCATAAAATTCATAATTTCAGGACCGATTTAAATTGGTCAAAAAATCCTGGAAAATTAACATTGACACTACATTCGAATATCTTTCCCTCATGATTTCAAATAGTTACAAACGATACATATACCGGGAAGAGAACATTTTAAAATTTATTTTCACTAATACATAACACTCTAATATGATTATGTTTTTGGGCATTTATCCAATTCATCGATATCGGAAAGGCTTTCCTGGGAAAGCCATTTGTAGTAGACCCTAAAAGTCACACCGATTTCCGAGTGACCTAATTCTTTGGAAACTTCGGCCAGAGAGTCCCCTTTGCTTAAGCGCAAGCAGACGTATGTATGCCTGAGATCGTGGGGAGTGCGGCGGGACACCGGCAACTTTTCAAAAATAGGATTCCAAACCCGCTTTAAAAATTTGCCGTAAGAAAGCCTATGCCCACCTTCGGTTGTGAAAACCCATGGCGCCGTTTTCTTCCCGGCCGAAGCCCTTTCGGACTTTAAAACCGTTTCATGTTTTTGCAGAACTTCGACACATCTTGAGGTCAGACGCACAAACCGCCTACTTGAAGCTGTTTTGGGTGTCGTAACCTTTCCGCGGGTTACATTCCTCTGAACCAATAGCCTTTTATCGGGAAAATTAAGATCCTGCCATTGCAAGGCGATAAGTTCGCCGATCCGCAGGCCGGTCCGGAAGCCGCAAAAAACAAGCGGATAATAGCGGGGAAATTCTTTAAGGAAAGCGGACTCTATTGTTTCGCGTTCGGACCAGGAGCAAGGGTTGGCTTCTTTTTTTTGAATGCGCTCATTTTCAGGTTTGGGGACCGGGATATTTCGGACAGGGTTAAAGGAAATTATCCCGTCCGGTTTTGCCGCATGCTGCAAAACGGCACTCAAGCAGTTTTTTAAATTTCTGACCGATTCGGAGCGCATGCCGGCGCCGATCTTTTTTCTCAAAAAGTCGCTGATCTGCCGGGAATCGATTTCAGAAATAACAAAATCACCAAAAGCCGGAAGTAAATGGCGTTTCAGGGCGCTCCGATAATTCTGTAACGTGGAGTTTTTTAAAGCGAGCTTAGCAACCTTTTCAAACCATCCGGTTTGAAGTTTATGCCCATCATTCCAACCATTGACATACTGAAGCAAAGTTGGGCCTTTATTTTTTTCCTGATTTAGATCGAGATCACCCAAAACAAGCTTGGCTTCGAGCTTCTTTGCAACCTCACACGCAAACTTCCGGCTTTTACCGATTTTTTTTGACCAGCGCCTTTTTTTATGGTTCACAAAAACATAGTAATTGCCGGATTTCAGAATTTTTCTAATTTTTATGCCCAATTTAAAAAAACTCCGTCTCTATCGTTCGGTTAAGGCAGATAAATATTGCTCGTGGAGATCCGGGAATTCATACACGGCTTTTTTGATTGCTTCGCCATGTTTTAGACCGAGCGCCATAAAACACTTTACCATTCCATCAAAAGTCTGGATTGGAGTTTTATGCACTTCAACCTTTTCCTTTATACTTTCTAGCGCCCTGGCCTTAAAAATTGAATTGACTTCCGGTTCCGCGGCCGAATTTACCAGCGCTGCTTTGCCTGAAAGAACTGCTTGCACTTGCTCCTGAATTGCGGCTCGCTTGGCTAAAATCTCCGGGTCAATTACTCCGCCGCCCGCAATGATTTCGGATAGGGT